AATCCGCCAGCGCGCGGGCGACAACGCCGTTGTCCCAGCGAACGTCATAATAGGTTTTCCCCGTGCGGTTGCAGGCACGGATTCCTTGGACAACACCATCGACGCGAGACAGCGGGGCCGAGACTTTGGTTCCGATTTCGATTTCGTTCATTTCGTTTTTCATGTCGCCACTCTACACCCCATCCGCCCGCCTGCAATGCAAAAATGCAACGCCTGCAAGTTTCCAGTGCGGCTAATACTCAGCATAACTCTGACTGATACCTGAAAAACGCGCTTGCAATTTTGCATTGCGTGAGTTAGTTGCGGCGAACAGATGAACCTGAACCTCGAATCCTTGAGAAAGCGCGGCAGCAAGAAACACGGCGGCTTCCGCAAATGGTGCGCGGCGGCTGGCGTCAATCCGTCAACCTTCTGGCGCTGGGCGCAGGGTCACTCGTCGCCGACGCTTTCTAAATTGATGAAGCTCCAAGCCGCCGCGTAACGTGCTCCGCCCGTACCAAGCCGAAACGGTTTCGCGCGTCCGCGTTGCATTTTCGCAAGGGGCGCGGTCTGTTTTGATGGTTGCGCCGACGGGGGCGGGTAAAACGGTCATGTTCTCCTACATCACGAACTCAGCGGCAGCCAAGGGCCGTCGCGTGATGATTCTAGTCCATCGTCAGGAGCTGCTTGACCAATGCTCGCGAACACTGACGGAGAACGGCGTTTCACACGGCATAGTTGCATCCGGTTGGAGCATGAATCAAATCCACGGCGTTCAGGTTGCGAGCGTCCAGACGCTTGTGCGGCGGTTGGAAACGATTGTGCCGCCGGACCTGATTATCTGCGATGAAGCCCATCACTCAGTCAGCGGCACCTTCAAGAAAACCCTTGCCGGATTCCCCGCCGCGCGGATTCTAGGAGTTACGGCCACGCCGGAACGTCTCGACGGCAAGGGACTCGGCTCCAACTCTGGCGGGCCGTTTGACGTGATGGTTCAAGGCCCGACGGCGGCGGACCTAATCGCGGGCGGCTACCTCTCCGCGCCTGTATATTACGCGCCCCCGTCCACCGTTGACGCGACGCGGATTCATTCCGTGGGCGGAGACTACAACCGGGGCGAAGCCGCTGCCGAATTCGACAAACCGAAAATTACGGGCGACGCGGTTCAGCATTACACGCGCATCGCTCCCGGCGCGCCCGCCGTTGCGTTTTGCATCACGATTGAACACGCGAAGCACGTTGCCAGCGAATTCCGCGCTGCTGGTTATCGCGCGGATACGATTGACGGCACACTGTCAGATTACGAGCGGCGTGACCGCGTTGCGTCACTGGCTGATGGGCGGCTTCACGTGCTCACGTCGTGCGAAATCATCAATGAAGGGTTTGACCTGCCAGTTGCAACCGTTGCGATTCTGTTGAGGCCAACGCAATCGCTGGGCCTGCACCTGCAACAAATCGGGCGCGTGTTGCGGCCCGTGTATGCGCCGGGCGCACCGTTGGACACTGCGGAGGACAGGCTTGCCGCGTTGAAGTCAGGCCCGAAGCCGCAGGCGATAATTCTCGACCACGTTGGAAACTTACACCGGCACGGGCTGGCGGAACAGCCGCGCGACTGGTCACTGGATGGATACTGCGAGAAGCGGCAACGGCAGTTAGATGACGACGTGCTCACGATTCGCAACCGCCAGTGTCCGAAATGCTACGCGATGCACGCGCCCGCGCCGAAATGTCCGCAGTGTGGAGAGATTTACGAGTCGAAGCGAGAAATCGAAACCGTGGCCGGCGAACTGGTCCCGCTGGGAGCATCGGCGGCAGTCAGGGCGGACGCATGGGCGCAATGTCCCGCGTGTCAGACGGTTCACCGCGCGGATTTAGGGCAGTGTCCTTCATGTAATAAAGACCACGCGAAAGACCGCCGCCGTCAGGTTGGACAAGCGGACACGCTGGAAAGCCTGATTGCGCTAGGCAAGCAGCGTGGCTATAAAAACCCGTATGCATGGGCATCGCATTTGATGCGGGCGAGGGGGTTGCGGGCGAAAATTAGCAAGGCGAATAATGGTTAGTAGTAAATCTGAAATCTTGCGCCGTTGCGTTTTTGCAATAGACAGGCGGGCGGAAAGGGATAGAGTGGCGGGCATGAAAACGAACATCACGACAGCCGAAGAAGCAGCCCGCATGACGCCGATTCATGGCAACGGCTTTACATCAATCCAAATGCTCTGCGCCATTGGCGACATACGCCGAGACAGCGAGGAGCTTGCTAACTACCTGGCGCATCCTGAAATTATCGTTGGCCTTGCGGAAGGCCGGTTTGGTGTGAACGGACTAAAGCGCCGCCTTGCCAAAATGGCCGCCGCAGACTCCGGTGAAGGATTTGAGGGATGAATGCACTAGGCTACAATTACCCCGCCGGCGCTGAACACGACGCGAGTGCGCCGTGGAATCAGCCGGATTATTGCGAGCACTGCGACGGAACCGGACAGGTTGCCGACACTGACGGGCCGGATGAGTGTCAGGTTTGCGGCGGCATTGGACGCCAGAAAACCCGCGCGGAGGTGCGGGCCGAATACGAAGAAGATAAGGCGGATATGGCCCGCGACGAGGAATGACCACCCTCTTAAATTTCATCCGCGCCCATCGCTTGAAACCATCCGAAGTGATGAACCGACTCCAAGACGCGGGCATCGTATCCGACAACTGCGTGACGGTTGCGGATGTTGCGGATGGGGACCAGACTGCCGCCGTCGAGTGGCTAACCCAAAACGCATTGTGACCGAATCCCAAATTCAAGCCGAAATCCTCCGTGAACTCGGCAGCCGGCCAGACGTGCGGCTGTTTCGCAACAGTTGCGGGAAGGGGTGGAGTGGGCAGCATATATCTGGCGCTGGCAACGTCGTCACCATCGGCAACGCCCGATTCATCCGCTACGGCTTAACTCCCGGCAGCGCGGATCTGATAGGCTGGCAGGCGCTGACGGTGACGCCGGAAATGGTTGGCCGCAAGCTGGCGGTGTTCACCAGCATCGAAGTCAAGGCCGCACACGGACGGCTGACACCAGACCAAGACAACTGGCGGCGCGTCGTTTCGTCCGCAGGCGGCGCGGCTGGCGTTGCGCGCAGTGTTGCGGAAGCGGCCGCGATTCTGATATGATTTCCTCCCGCCGCCCTTTCTGGCTAGGATTGTCCGGCGAGAGAACCCGGCCCATCGTGTGATGACGCCGGGGTTGATTTAACACACTGAAAACCATATGGACCTGCCCGAACTAATCACATTCCAAATTGACCGGAAACTTATTGACCGCGCTCGGATGAAATCCGTGACGCGCCGGGACGGCAGCGTGTCGGAGTTCTACGAATTCTCGATGCACAAACTGAAGGACCGGAGCCGGAACGATTACCTTGTGAAGCAATCCGTCACTAAAGACGAGCGCGCCGCCCGCGTTGAAATGCCAATTCTAGGCAACGGAAAGGCTTGGGATTTTGGGAAGCCGAAGGCGGCCGCGCCCGCGACTCCGCCGCCGGATGGTGATGCCCCGCCGCAATCCGATGACGTGCCGTTTTGATTTATGAAAACCGAAACTGTCATTGTTTCTCTGACGGTGGAGTTGCAATACGAAACCGAGGCCGACCGCAAAAGGCTTTTGGAGTTGATTATTTCCGAGACGTTTGAAGATTTCCAAGTCTGCGGACAAGACGGCTTATACGCCATGCAATCCATTTCCGGCACAGCCACGGTCAAACCAAAAAACCCTTAGCCCGCCGCTCGCATGGTGCGCGGAGAGATTCCGCGACAGGCCCATGTTGGCCGCATGAAACACGACGGCGGGCTTTTTTAACACGAAATCAAATGAGCGAACCAATTCACATTGTATCACTCGGAGCGGGCGTCCAGAGTTCAACACTGGCGCTTATGGCGGCGAAGGGCCTTGTGACGCCAATGCCGGTTGCTGCCATCTTCGCCGACACCCAAGCAGAGCCGCCGTCAGTTTATCGCTGGCTAGACTGGCTTGAGAAGCAGCTTTCGTTTCCCGTGCATCGCGTGACGGCGGGGAGCCTTACGGAGCGAATCACCACGACCCGCGTGAACCGCAAGACCGGCAAACGCTACTACAGCAACATGATTCCAGCCTTCACGCTGAACCCGGACGGCACGAAAGGAATTGTCGGACGGAGTTGCACGAGCAACTTCAAAATAGTGCCGATAATGAAGAAGGCGCGACAGCTTGGAGGCATCAAGCGCGGCCAGAAATCCGTCGGAGTTGTGCAGTGGATTGGTATTTCGTTGGACGAGGTTTCGCGCATGAAGGACAGCCGCGACCCGTGGGCAGAGAGCCGTTGGCCGCTGATTGAAATGCGGATGAACCGGCACGATTGCCTTCGATGGATGAAGTCGAACGGCTACCCCACACCGCCCCGCTCCGCGTGCAGTTACTGCCCGTTCCATTCGGACGCCGAGTGGCGGAGGCTGAGAGCTGAGGAACCGGAGGAGTTTGCCAAGGCCGTCGAAGTAGAGCGGCTGCTACAAGCCGCCCACGCCGCCGTCACCACGCCGGGCAAGATGCAGGGAAAGGCCTACCTTCACGAGTCGTTGAAGCCGCTCGACACGGTGGACTTCTCGACCGAGGAGGAGAACGGGCAAACGAGCCTTTTCCAAAACGAGTGCGAAGGCATGTGCGGCGTATGATCGACTTCGACCGCATAAACTCCGCCGCGCTCGGCTGTTTTGAATCCCTCCTCTGTGAGTGGCTGCCCGGTGGCAAGCGACGCGGCGGCGAGTTCATCTGCGGAGACTTGGCGGGCAACGCGGGCGGCAGCTTGTCCGTGAACCTGCGGACGGGGCTTTGGGCTGATTTCTCAGGCGACTCCAAGGGCGGCGACCCCGTTTCACTGCTGGCCGCGATTCGCAACTGTTCACAAGCCGAGGCCGCGCGGGAGCTTGACGCCAAACTGTCAGCCGGTGGAATACAGGAACGCCGCGCGCCGGTGGCCGTTGGCGGCGGCGGAAGGCCGTCAGATTCAGACGACTGGATTGCCCAGCCGTTCGCGCCCGCCAGCGCACCGCCACCGCGCCCGTGGCATCCAGCCTACAACGGCGAGCCGAATAGGACGTGGATTTATCGGACGGCCAAGGGTGAAATCATCGGGCTGGCCTGCCGCTACGATTTTGAGGGCGGCAAAGACGTGCTGCCGTTTTGCTGGTGCCGAAACATAAAAACTGGCGAACAGCGTTGGAAATGGAAGGGGTTTCCGCAGCCTCGCCCGCTGTATCGCTTGGACGTGCTCGCCGCGAATCCAGACGCGGGAGTGATTGTAGTTGAAGGCGAGAAAACCGCTGACGCGGCCCAGCGGATGCTTGGTGATTCTGTTGTCGTCACGACATGGCCGGGAGGCTCAAAGGCCGCTGATAAAGCCGACTGGACCCCGCTTGAAGGCCGGCGCGTGATAATCTGGCCGGATAATGACCAGCCGGGCAGGGATGCGGCGGAGTGGGTGAAAAAGCGGCTCGAAAAATAATTTGAAAAAGGTGTTGCAATGCGCAAGCGGCTTGTGGATAGTCGTGGGCATGAAAACAGTTGAAAGAATTAAAGCCGACCCGCGCGTTTCTGATATTTGGAATGAGGGCGAAGATGGTTGGTGGGTATTACTGAAAAGGGGTTTTGTTTGCGGGAATTCGCAGGCTCACGCGGTCCACGAATTTACGATTAAATCTCTACGCGCGACGCTCAAAACCGTTAAGCCGTGCTATTGCGTCGATTGCAAGCAGTGAAACCGCCAACCGACTATCTTGCCACCATTGGCCGAAAAGGCGGCCAATCTGGCCGTGGCAAATCCAAGGCCCGCACCACTGAACAGGCCCGCAGGGCGGCGCTGGCTAGGTGGGTGAAACGGCTCTCGCATGGTGAACCCTCTCAGGACTCTACCCCATGAGCGTCTTCATCGTAACGCCGCCACCCGGCAAGCCCGCCGGATGGGATCTCGCCGACGCCGAAGCCGAAGGCTGGACCGGCGAAATGATTCGGGCGCATGTCAAGGCGTGCAAACAGGCGGCAGCGCAACCCGAACCGGCCCAGCCACCTGAGCCGATACACAATCAGGATTATATTCCGAACGACGACACGCCCCCGCCTTCCGATACCGAGGGGGATTTGCACGTCGAACGCGCTCCTGAACCTGAACCTGACCACATTCCGCCCGATGAGTCAACAGCAAAACCCGCCGCGGTAATCGGCGGCGTTGAACTCCCATTCCGCATCCTAGGCCACAACCAAGGGACGTTCTTCTACCTGCCGCGCGGGTCAAAGCAGATTGTCGAACTTTCGGCAAGCGAACACAAACACCTCCAACTGCTACAGCTTGCGCCCGATGCTTGGTGGAATCAGATATTCGCGTCGAAGGACGGCCCTGACTGGAAAGCCGCCGCGAACATGCTCGTGCAACAGTCCTATGACGCGGGTGTGTTCACCCCGAAGCGGCTGCGGGGCCGTGGGGCATGGCTGGACGGCGAGAACATCGTGCTTCACGTCGGAGACCGCCTATTTGTCAACGGGGTGCCCGTGGCAATGTCAGAATTTGAATCCAAATTCATCTATGAGCAGGGGCAACCATTGGAGCACTCCGACGCCATTCCGTTGCCGATGCCCGAAGCCGCGCGGCTGGCTGAATTGTGCGACTTGCTCCCGTGGCGTCATTCGATTCACGGCATGTTGCTAACTGGCTGGTGCGTTGTCGCGCCCATCTGCGGCGTGCTTGCATGGCGTCCGCACGTCTGGATTTCGGGGCCATCGGGGAGCGGCAAGACTTGGGTGGTGACGAACATCGTTGACCCGCTGGTAGGTAAAACGGCGCTGCAGGTCCAGTCGGCAACCACGGAGGCTGGCATCCGCCAAGCTCTGCGCTCTGATGCGTTGCCAGTCGTGTTCGACGAGGCCGAATCAGAGGATAAAACCGGCCAAGGCCGCATGCAGCGGATCCTTGAACTTGCGCGCCAAGCCTCATCCGAAACCGGGGCGGGCATCATCAAGGGCACGGCGGGCGGCCGCGCAATGGAATTCTCCGTGCGCTCGTGCTTCGTTTTCGCGTCCATTGGCATCGCAGCAGTCCAAAGAGCCGACACCAGCCGCATCACGCCGCTCGAGCTTTCCAAACGCTCTGGCGAGGCCGGCGCGAAGGCATTTGCGGACCTTAAAGCACTGTGGGCCGAAACCGTTGGCAAGCCGGGCTTCGCGGACGGGCTGCGCGCTCGCGCCTTGGCCAACGCCAGAACCATCCGCGCCAACTCCAAAACGCTCGCCCGCGCGGTAGCCGCCAAGCTGGGGGACCAGCGCATTGGCGACCAGCTAGGGGCACTGCTGGCCGGGGCGTTTGCTGTCACAACGGACCAACAATTCACAGACGAACAAGCCGCGCGCCGGGTGGACAACCTCGACTGGTCCCCATTCCTACCAGACGCAACCGACACGGACGAGGTGCAAGCCCTGAACGTCCTGATGGACTCGCACATCCGCGTTGACGACGGACGTGGCAGCTACACAGCGAGCGTCGGGGAGCTAATCAGCCAGAGCCAAGCGGACGTAGTGGACACGGTGAAGGATGCCGCCAAGGCGACGCTGTTGAGGCATGGAATCAAGGTCGAGGATGACTGGCTGACAGTGTCCAACTCTCACCACAGCCTCCGCAGGGTGTTCGCGGACACGCCGTGGGCGGGCAAGTGGAAGGACCAGCTCGCCCGGGTGAAGGGGGCGGAGGGCAGGCCGGCAACGCGGTTCGGGCCGGCAAAACACCGCGCCGTGAGCATTCCGCTGGCTGAATGCATGGCCTAGCTCCCCGCTAGGCCGCGAATCCTGTTGACGTCAACAGCCCTTGTTGACACTTCTGTTGACACTTAACGCGTTGCGCTGCAACGCTTTCCGTCGGAAAACCTAATTGTCAACAGGTTTTCAAAAGATAGACACACTACATACCCCCCTCCCCATTATGTATCCCCATCCCGATAGCCTCTCTCATAGCGTGTCTATGTTTTTGCGTTGACGTTGACACTACCCCTCTATCTATCTATCTTTACTCAAGATAAAGTAATAATAATAAGGGGTTTTGGCTCATTTTTAGCGTCAACAGAATTGTCAACAGAGCGTCAACAGGGCTGTTGACAAATGGCCTTTTCCTAGGGATTTGAAGGATTTGGCTTGTTGACATCGCAAACTGCACGAAACCGCGAATCCAACATCACATCCCCCTTGCAAGCGTGCTTGAATTCTGTTAAGTGCGGAGATATGGCAGCCGAATGCCCCAAGTGCGGCGAGCTAATCCCTGACGAGTCAAGGGCGAAGGCGGGGCGCGCACGATGGGCGGGAGTGTCGGCGGAGGATAGGAGCGAGGCGGCAAGGAGGGCGAGCGGGGCAAGGTGGGGAAAAAGCAAAGAAGCACGCTTGACAAAAACGGCCATTCAAGCTAGTTACGAGCAATGATTACTTGTCCTTATTGCAAAGCAAGATGGCATGATAAGGCCAGAAGCGACGGCGGAAAGGCGCGCTGGAAAAACACCACGCCCGAAAGCCGGTCCCAGATCGCGCGCAAGGCGAGTCTTGCAAGATGGGCCAAGCGTGGAGGCGTAAAATGATAACAGAGCACGGCAATTCGCGCTGCATGGTAAGCTGCTCAAAGTGCTTTGCAGTTTTGTCGGAAGACGACTTTTACAGGGCTCCCGCCAATAAATCTGGAAGGTTTTCTTGGTGCAAGAGGTGTCATAATTTTCTAACTAAAAAGCGCGCGGAGGCACTGCCAGAAGTCCGTCAAAAAAAGATGCAGGCTGCAAGGGATTGGAGGAAGAAAAACAAACAAAGAAAGGCCTCAGTTGATAAGAAGTGGCGGGAGAACAATAGGCAAAGGGTCCGGTTTCTTCGTCAAAGGGCCACGAAAAATCCAGTCACCAAAGCTGCAACCAACATTCGCCGCAGAATCAGGGGCCTTCTCAAAGGCATTCGCATAGAAAGCACTCAGGCTTTAGTAGGGTGTTCAAGGCAACAATTTGTAAAGCATATCGAATCCCAGTTCAAAGCCGGAATGAGGTGGGACAACTACGGCCTTTGGCACCTTGACCACATTGTTCCAATTTCAGCGTTTAACCTTGCCGACGAGCAGCAAAGAAGGATTGCAAACAACTGGCAAAACATAAGGCCGCTTTGGGCGAAAGATAACATTGCAAAGTCCGACAAAAACACAAACCCGCAAGTATTCCTGCCGCTTGCAATCTAGCAGGCATACCCTAATGAGGACTCTCTTTAATGCGGAGATTTGTCAGCGGGTTGCGAATCGCTTAATGTGCCCCTAGCAACATGACCGAACCTAAGCCTAAGCCCTTGAACGATGCGGAGTTAAGCACCGGCGACCTCGCAATGCTGCTGGGCATCTCCGCGCGGCAGGTTGCAAGGCTTGGCGACAAGGGCATCCTGAAACGCGGCACCAGCACGAGCCATTGGATGATGGCCGAGTGTGTGCGGAGTTATTGCGAATACGTTCGCGGCTCGGCTGGCAACAAGGGAAGCGATTTTGAATCTGCCCGCGCGCGTGAGAAGGACGCAAAGGCGAGGCTTGCCGAGATGGCAGCGGACATTCAGGAGGGCAAACTGCTTACCGTTGACGCTGTGAGCGAAGCCAACAGTTCAATCCTCACGTCGCTGGTGACGCGGTTGTGTAACTTTGGAGACGGCGTGGCGAACGTCTGCCACAATCAGCCGGCCGAGTTTATCGCGGACAGGGTGAACGGCGGGTTGCGCTCCGCGCTGCGGGAGGTTGCCGGGCTGCCGCACGTCCCCGAAGACGTAAAAAAAAAGACGCTGCAACAACTCGGCTTCGCGACCTGATTGCCGCATGGCTCACGCCGCCAAGCGACCAGCCGCTGCACGAATGGGCGGAGCAACGGGTTGACCTTACGGGGCTGAGTCAGATTGAGGGGCCTTACCGCACCGACGTTTCCCCGATGGTCCGCTGGGTTTTTGGCGCGCTACAAAACAAGACGACGAAAAAGGTTGTGCTCATGGTTTCGGCACAGGCCGGCAAGACGCAAACGCTCATGGTGTTTTGCGCGTGGGCAATCTGCGAAGCGCCGGGGCCAATGTTTTGGGTTGCCGCGTCGGAAGAGGCTTGCGACGAATTTACCAAGGCGCGACTCCTGCCGCTGTTGGAAAACATCCCCGACGTGGCCAAGCGGATGCCGACCGTCCGCGCGGAGAAGACGCTAAACCTGATTCAGTTCTCCACCATGCCGCTGTATTTTCGCGGCGCGAATTCGCCGTCTAAATTGAAGTCAACGCCCGTCCGTTGGCTGGTATGCGATGAGGCAAGCGACTGGCCACCCGACGCGCTGGGCAAAGTCCAGAAGCGCGTGCGAAGCTATCGGCAGTCGAAGACGGTTGTTATCTCGACGCCGAAAGACGCGGGGGAAGAAATGCACGCGCAGTGGGAGCGCGGGACGCAAACGTTTTTTCACTTCGCCTGCCCGTCGTGCGGGCACCGTCAGCCGTTCAGGTTTGGCCGGGAGAAGTCCGTTCTGTTTCCAGAGCCGCGCGAGCAAGGCGGTTTTCTATGGGACACCAATGACGAAACGCGGCCAGCCGGGAAATGGAATTGGACGGAGCTTCGCAAGACGGTGCGCTACCAGTGCGAAAAATGCGCGGCGGAATTCCGGCAGGCGGAGCAGTTCAAGCTGTTGCAAACGCTGGCACGGTTTAACCGCAACCCGACGCCAGAGCCTAACACCGAATCGTTCGCGTGGAATGCGATTTACTCCCTGTGGGTGAAATGGGACGACATCGCCTGCGAGTTTATCGCGGCCAAGGAGCAGGCGGAAAACGGAAACCTTGAGGCGCTGAAATCATTCGTGCGCGAAACCCTTGGCGAGCCGTGGCTGATGATGGGAGACGCGGCGAACGCGGATGACATAATGAAGCTCTGCGGAAAATATCAGCGCGGCGAATTCTGGCCGGTTACAGAAACAGACAAGCGCAAGATGACGCGGATTCTGACGGTGGACGTTCAGAAGGACCACTTGAAGTTCCTTGTCTGCCAGCTTCGCGCGGGCGGCGAAATGCGGCTTGTGGATTACGGGAGGGTGTCAAACTTTGCGGACCTTCGCGGATTGCAGGAGCGGCACGGCGTTGCGAATCGCGGCGTCTTCATCGATTCAGCGGATGGCAACCGACAAACCGAAATCCTGCGGGAGTGCGTCCGCTGGGCATGGATTGCAATGCGCGGGAGCGCGCAGGAATCGTTCGCGCATCCGACGGCATCGGGCCGGGTGATTTCGCGCCCGTATCGGGTGAAATCCGTTGACCCGTTTATCGGCACGGAGAAGGCGAACACGCGCGGAGTGACGCGGGTGGAATGGAGCAATGGCGTGTATAAGGACAGGCTCTATCTGTATGCGCTGAAAGGCAAAGGCCCGCTGTTTGAAATCCCTGCCGACGCTGGCCCGGACTTGGTTGCCGAATTGCAAGACGAACGGCGTGAGCCAGAGAAAAACGCGCGCGGCTCTACCGTCTGGAAATGGCGCGACTCAGGCAACAATCATTGGGGCGATTGCGCTTTGATGGCGTTTGTGGCGATGGACGTTTCGGCGTTTAGCCGGGGCGGGCAACAGCAAGGCGACGGGGGCACTGATTAAACTGCGGCCGATGTATCCGGTTGCGTCATAATAGCCAACGCATCCGGCCTCCGGGTTACTGTTGTAAAACGGCTTGATCATGTCCGTAGCCTTTTAGAGTTTTACGAAGCTGAATGTTTTCGAGTTCAAGCCGCCTTGCAAACTTGGCGAGCACAACCACGCCTTCGTTTCCAAAGGCAACCTCTTGCCCGGTTGACATTAGCATAAAAGAGTGCCCGCAGTTATATGTGCAATCAGAGTTCAGGAGTTCGCTGTCAGTTTGTGGCGTTTCGGTTTTCATGTCGCAATCCTAGTCAAACCGCATCTCTATGGAAGACTAAAACCGAGGTTTGTGCGGGTTCAAGTTTGCCTAATTCTAAACACTTGCCAAATTAGCATTGCTAATCTACGGTGCGAGGAAATGGCAACTGGTGTTTTCAGTGACTTCTCCGAGGCCGAGGTTTTGGCCATCCGCGCGCAAGCGAAAACGCTGGTGACGGAGGGCAAGACCTTGATGACGTGGGGCAGCGGTAACACCACGACGGGCAAGCAGTTTGTCATGCCGGTCAAAGAGGTTTTGGAAGAGTGCCGCTACGCCTTGCGGAAGATTGACCCGGCTCAATACGGCGCGCTAGTGACCAAAGCCCGCTGCAATTTTAACTCGGCATTCAACCCGTGAGCGCGAAACCCTTTCGGATTCTTGACCAATACGGAAAGCCGTTTCAAGCGCGGGGCAACTCGCTTTATGACGCGGCCAAGCCGGACAACACGCGGCCATACATGCCTCGAGTTGCGCGCGACTACAACGCGACGGCAGCGGCTGGACAGCGCGAACTTACGAGCCTTGGCCGTTACCTGTTCGCCAACGTCGCCCAACTTCAGAATGCAATCGTCACGCTGGCCAACGTGAGCATCGGCAACGGGTTTATCCCGCAATACTACGGGCGTCCGCAGGGCGACTGGGGAAATCGCGCGGAGGAGTTGCTTTACGAGTGGCACAAGATTTGTGTGATTTCGGGCGGGGCATTCGACTGGCGCAATGCTTTGCGCGTCGCGCTGGTGTCCATAATTCGCGATGGCGACACTGGCGTTTTGCTCACGTCGAGCGAGTCGGCGGAGTATCCGCAGATTCAACTCGTGTCTTCGCACCGCATCGGCGCTTACGGCGAGGCATCCGAAATCACTGAAGGCGAGTTTGCCGGAAACCTGCTTTGCAACGGCGCGATTCTGAATCCGTGGGGGCGCACGGTTGGCTGGCGCGTTTATGGGCCGGATGGTTCAGACTTCCGCGATTATTCGTCCGCAGACCTCGCCGTTTATTACCGGCCAGACTTCTCAGACCAGACGCGCGGCGTGTCGCAAATCGCGGCTGGCATTCGTGACTGGCAGGACCGCAAGCAGGCGTTTGAATTCCTGCGGCTGGCTTTGAAAAAGGAGGCAAGCTACGCGGTTGTCGAGCACACTGAGGAGGGCCGCATTGACCCGGACGCGGAGGACATAACCTCGACAGCGACGGACACGGGCACGCTTTACGAGGAGCGAGTGGACGGCGGCAGCGTTCGCGTTTTCCGGTCCAACAGCGGGAGCAAAATTGAATTCCCCGAATCCAGCCGGCCATCGGCAAACTCTCAGGAGTTTTGGGAGCGCGTCACGCGGGACGGGCTGGCCGCGATAAATTGGCCTTACGAACTGACCGTCAACGCCTCGAAAATCGGCGGGGCTTCGCTTCGGATGGTGATGGAAGTCGCGCACCGGACCATCGGCGAGTATCAGATGATCGCGCAAAAGATGGCCGCGCGAATTGATGCTTGGCGGATTGCCAAGGCGATTCAGTCCGGCGAACTCCCCCCAAATCCTGACTGGTGGAAAATCGCGCACTCCGCGCCGGCTGAACTCACTGCGGACCGGGGCTGGTCGTCGCAGGTTGACCGCGAGGAATACAAGCTGGGCTTCGTGACGCTTAAAGACGTTGCCGCGCGCCGTGGAAAATGGTGGGAAGAAGAACGGGACCAAGCCGAGGCCGAAACGGACGACCTGCTTATGCGCGGGCGCAGGCTGGCTGAGAAGCATGGCATCACGATTGAAGCCGCATTGTCCCTACTGCAACAGCGCAGCGCGAATCCGCCCGCGATGATGACGGAAGACGATAGTGCGGACGAACCTGTAACCGACGATGAAATCACTACTTGAATCACAAGACCTGCTGTTGATTGACCCGCGCCGATGGTCCGCGCGCATCGCCACGCTTGCCGAGATTTCGCCGGGCGCGCCGGGCGCGATGGGTTTTGAGGATGACGACGGCAACGAATGCGACTGCTACGGCGACCCGATTCCACAGATGACCGTTGACGCGGATGGAATCGCCACGGTGCCAGTGCGCGGCACAATTCAAACCGGACTGCCGTCTATCGCGTCGGCGTTTGGTTTTGTGGACACCGCAAAGATTCGCCGCGACATGGAAACCGCGCTGGCCGATTCCAACGTGAAGGCGATTCTATTGGACTTCGATTCGCCCGGCGGATTCGTGAGCGGCACGCCAGAGCTTGGCGCGTTCATCGCGGAAGCTGCAAAACGCAAGCCGGTTTATTCCTTCACGTCTGGCATGTGTTGTTCTGCGGCCTACTGGCTAGCTGCGCCGTCCCGCGCGATTTTCGCAACTACCAGCGCGGAGGTTGGCAGCATCGGCGTTTATGTCGCGCATCAAGACATGAGCGCACTGGCCGCCGCAATGGGAATTGTAGTGAAAGTTTTCCGCTCTGGAAAATTCAAGGGCGCAGGAGTGCCCGGCACGTCACTGAGCGAGGAACAATCCGCTTCGATTCAGCAGAGAATTTCCAGCCTCGCCGCCGTGTTCAAGGGCTTTGTGTTGGAGCATCGCCCCGGCATCGCCGAGGCCGCAATGGAAGGGCAGACTTTTATGGGTTACGAGGCGGGGCGCGAGTCACTGACGGACGCGCTGGTTTCTGATATTGGTGAAGCGAAAAAAATGTTGATCGCAGACTTGACGTAGTAGCTGGGCTAATGTAAAGAGAAGCAAAACTTATGACAGCACTTCAAGAGCTTACTAATCTGCGCGCGGAAAATGCCTCGTTGAAGGCCGCCGCTTCCGCGTTGCCGGACATCGCCACACTCACCGCCGCGCGCGATTCGCTGACTGCCGCGAATGCGACGCTGTCCGCTGAACGCGACGCGCTCGCCGTGAAGTTGGCCGACGCTGAGAAAGCCAACAAGGATTTTGCCGCTGCTGTGGAAACCAAGGCCGCAGAGGTTGCTGTTCAGCAGCTTGCCGCCGTCGGCGCTGAACCCGCGAAGGCCGCGCCCGCGCCCGCCGCTGTGAATATCCTCGCCGCGCTTGACGCCGAGAAAGACCCGGCCAAGCGCGCCAAGCTGTTCAAGGAAAACCGCGCCGCGATTCGCGCCGAGTTCAACCGCACTCACCAAAACTGATTTTCAGTAGCAACCCCAAAACAAAAACATCATGGCCACCTACACCAACCTCGACGACGAGATTATCAGCCAGAGCGCGCTGGAGTCCTTCGTGAAAATCCTCGCACCTTTCCGTGCGTTCTCCACAAACTTTTCGGCTGCGCCCGGCACGCGCGGTGCGAACGTGCTTGTGCCCCTTGTGTCTGGCCTGACCGCCACCACGTTTGGCGGAAGCTATGCCGTCTCAGGCGGCAGCAAGTCCGTCGTGACGATTTCCCTGAGCCAGCATAAGATTGTGCATATCGGGCAGGACGACATCACCGCCGCGAACAGCTCCGCCAGCTCGCTGGAGTCCTTTGGCCGGCAACAGGGCGCGGCGCTGGCCTTGCTGGTTTTGCAGGACGTTCTCTCGCTGGTGACTACGGCGAACTTCTCGCTCGCCACCGCCGTTACTTCGACCGCGATGGACGTGCCGCAGTTGCGCAAGGCGCGGCTTGACCTGAATCAGAACGACGTGCCTGCCGAGCCGCGTTCGATGCTCATTGACTGCACGCCCTATGATGCGCTGCTCGGCGTCACGAACTTCGTGCAGGCGCACATGTTCCGCGACAACTCCGTGCTGCAAGAGGGCAAGGTGATGCGCGCCGCCGGGTTCGACTTCTACGAACTCAACAACCTGTTCGCGTCCGGCGCGAGCGTGATGGCCTTTGCCGCCCACCCGAACGCCATCGCGGTTGCGATGCGCTATCTCCAGCCGCAAGACCCGTCCGCCTACGAGTCCGCCTACGCCGTGACCGACCCCGAGACGGGCATCACGCTCGGACTGCGGAAGCACTACGATGCCAATACCGGCACGCGCTACCTGAACATGGAGTGCAACTACGGTTACTCCAAGGGCCTGACCACGGCTGGCCGCGTCATCAAGCGCACTGACTAATCGAGGCGCGCACCAACGGCGGGAGGCGACCCCTCCCGCCTTTTTCTTATGGCCAACCAAACAAACGGCGGCGCGTATTTCGCGGGAAACCTGCGATGCGACACGCTCAACGGCGTTGAGCTTTACGTTGCGAAGTTGTCGCAATCGGGCACGGATGCTCCGACGGCCACGGTTTTCCGAAACGACCTCGACGGGACCGTGGTTTGGGCGCGCGCGAGTGAGGGCACCTACACTGCCACCTTGACAGGCGCGTTCCTCGCCACTACTTACGTCAGCGTGACGCCCGGCATTGAATCATCGCACACGGCAACGCGGACCAGCGCGAACGTCATTACGCTGACGACCTGCGACCCGCACGGCGCGCATGCCCTTGCGGATGATTTGCTTGAAGGGACGTTTGTGGAAATCAGGGTCTATAACTGAGTGAACATCTAACTTACCGAGCGTGTGAGTCCGCCCGGCAAAGTTTTCCGAAACGCGTTAGGACAGCCGTGGAGACTCACCTCCACGGCTGAATTTTTTATGAGCAACAAGATTAGCCTCTGCATGATTGTCGGCAACGTTTCCGAATACATCGAACGATGCCTGCGAAGTTTCGCGCCCGTGGCGGATGAAATCGTTTTGGTGCGCGCGATTGGTGCGGCGAAACCGGATGACACGCAGGCCATCGCCATGCGCGTCTGCCGCGAGCTTGGCAAGCCGCTCGTTTGGGCTGATTACAAGAACAAACCAGAGCACGCCGATTGGCCGCATGTGGACAACTTTGCGGCGGCTCGCCAGATGAGCTTTGACCTTGCGGTGAATGACTATTGTTTTTGGTGCGACTCCGACGACATTCTGGAATCAGGCGCTGAACACGTCCGCGAACACGCGGCGGCGGCGAAATTTGACGCGCACGTTTTCCCTTACAAAATCAGCACGCTAGGTGTAAGCATCCCGCGCGAACGGTTGGTGAATCGCCGCGCCGGACGCTGGCAATATCCGGTGCACGAATGTTTCGCGTTCAACGTGGAGCCTGTCAGCGGCCCGCATGATGACCGCGTTGTGATTCTGCACGCCCCGCTGATGACGAAAACCGGGAGCAACGAGCGCAACCTTCGGATTCTGCGGAGCATTCCCGACGATGAAATGCATCCCGGCCTTTTGTATCACTTGCACGGGGAGCTTCAAGGAATCGGCGACATCGAGGGCAGCATCAAGGCGGCAATGCGCGCCTTTGAAGACCCGCGACTTGGCCGGCCAGAGCGTTACGAGATGTTGCTCAACATCGCCCGCATGACGACGGACCCAGCGCAACGCGAAACACTGTTGCACGAGGCTTACAAAACCGACCCGACCCGGCGCGAGGCGCTTGGTTCACTGTCTGGCAATGCGTTGGATTTCGGCAAACCGGACCTCGCGCTTGCCTACGCTCAACAGATGCGAGCCACGCCCCCGCCGCGTCACACGGATTGGAACAACCGCAAGCATTTTTATGGCTACGTCGGCACAGATATTTACTGCCAAGCGTTGCGCGCGAACGGCATGACGATGGAAGCGGAAGCCATCCGACGTGATGCCTTGATGCGGGCTGGGGGCTGCAAGATTTCGCTTATGCACGCGACGCGCGGGAGGCCGCAGGGCGCGGCGATTGCGCGCAAGCTCTGGTATGACCTTGCGGACCATCCCGACGAAATCGAGCACATCTTCGCGTTTGACAACGACGACGCGGAAAGCCACTGCCTGCGCCGGTTTCACCACGTCGAATTGCAACCGGGCGGCGGCTGCGTGGCGGCATGGAATGCGGCGGCGGCAGCTTCGCTTGGCCAAGTTTTGATTCAACTCTCCGACGATTGGACGCCGGTTCAAGGATGGGACACGCTGATTTTGAACAGGTTTGGAGACTTGAAACAGCCGCGCGTGCTGGCAATATCTGACGGACACCGAAACGACGACCTGCTTTGCATGGCGATTTGCACGCGGTCGTATTACGGGCAGGACTGCTTTTTGTTCCACCCTGAATTTACGGGCGTCTATTCCGACAACTGGTTTACGGAGCTTGCCTACGCACGCGGGCAGGTTATTCAGGCGCGCGACATCGTGTTTGACCATCGCCACCCGATATTCACCGGCAAGCCGATGGACGCCACCCACGCGGCACAGAACGCGCCCGAACGTTACGTGCAAGGCAAGGCGGTTTTGGAAAAACTGCGTGCGGCGGTGGACTGGTCGAGTGTGCCGGGTTTTTTCAACTTCCCCGAGTTCTACGACAAGGTTGCCGCGCGGGTGAATGATGGCGACACGCTGGCAGAAGTCGGCGTTTGGTTTGGCCGCTCCGTGATTTACTTGGCGCAAGCCTGCAAACGGGCCGGCAAGCGCGTGAAAATCTACGCGGTGGACACGTTCAAAGGCGAAGACGCGGCGACTGTAGCGCGGCACAACGGGAGCGTGCGGCGGGCATTTGAAGCCAACCTGCAACGGTGCGGCGTGGCGGACATGATCGAGGTTGTGGAATCCGACAGCGCAGCGGCGGCGGCACTCGTGCCCGACGGATTGGCGTTTGCCTTCATTGACGCCGCGCATGATTACGAGAGCGTGAAGCGGGACTTGGCCGCTTGGATTCCAAAGGTGAAGCCGGGCGGCATGATTGCCGGCCACGATTCGCAGCATGAGCCGGTGATGCGCGCCGTTATCGAGTCGCTGCCGAACGCGAAGCAAGCCGGCTGGATTTGGTTCAACGAACTATGAAACCACTGCTTTCAATCCTCACGCCCGGCGTCCCGTCACGCTGGCCGCAAATCGAATCACTGCACGCGGAACTTGCGCGACAGATCGGCGACTTGCCAGTGGAGCACCTGATTCTGGTGGACAACAAGCGGCGGACCGTAGGCGAGAAGCGGGACGCATTGCTGCGCGCGGCTGGCGGGGCCTACGTTGCATTCTGCGACGATGACGACGCGGTGACGCCTGAATACGTTGCCGCGCTTCTAGCGGCGATTCGGCAAGGCCCCGACGTGGTGACGTTTCGGCAGCTTGCCGTTGTCAATGGCGTGAGCGGCGAGATTGAATTCCGCCTCGGCAACCCGAACGAGGGATTCAAGCCGGGCGGGGTGACGCGGCGCGCGCGCGGT